ACGTATCTTTCTCTAGCTTTGTATCTAACGTTACCAGTATCGAAATCACCTTCCATTGAAGTTGTCAATGGAGTTCTTTCAAAGTGTTTCATACCGTTAGGAACGTCCGTAATGATGTAAAATGAATCAGAATCATTTAAGAAATGGTTCACTCTGTATCCTTGAGGAATCATTCCCATTGAGTTGATTGCATTGATATCATTATCTGCTGTCTGTGTTCTACCTTGAGATTTTAATAATCTCTCAGCTTGATACTGATTAGCAGATGGAACTATCATCTTAACGCCTCTCGCAGCGATTTTTAAACCTCTCTCATCAGTCATAGCAGCGATATCAATCAGTGCTTGTTCTAATGAAGTTTCGTTTAAATCAGCTTGAGTAGTTAAAGTGTTCGAACAAGCCCCAGCTATTGTAGTGTGGTTTGTTGAGAACAAAGAAACAGCGTCACCAGATTTAAATGTTGCTACCGAAGGTAGACCATTATTTAATGGGACAGCCGCTTTAACTTGTTTAGCGTTTGACATAGATCTTGCTAGTGCTTTTGTGTATCTAGAAGCTAGTCTATCGTAGAGGTTATCTTCGATAGCTTCTTCTGTGATAGCGAAAGCAAGCGCGATCGTTTCCATAGTGTAACGTGCAGTGTAAGTCTCTTGCGCTTGATCGTAAGAAACGCCAGATCCTTCTGCTTTTACATCAGCGTTAGCGAATCCTGATAACATAACTTCCTCTTCGAAAGCTCTGTCACTTGATTCAGTAACGTATACTTCGGCAGACTCATTGTCATACCGTTTGTACTCCAGCCCGAATAGTGCATTCAGACCAGGTTCTAGTTCTTTAACTAGCTGTGCTCTTGATATTGCCATGTCTATATGCTCCTATATTGTCCAGTCGTTACCGACAGTAGCCGAGTTTAATAAGTATTGTCCAAGGTTCTGAGCAAAAACCATCGAGCAGTAAGCTGCCGTTTGGTCGTTGTTTTCAGGATCCTCAGCGTTTCTTATAATTCTCCACTGATTGTTGGTATCGTTGATGTTACCAATGTCCATTGTATTAGTACATTGTCCAGAAGTTTCATTTCCTGTTGGGACAGCTGCTGCAAAAGATACAGTTCTTCCGACGTTTGCCTGAGTTACTGCTGCAGATGTTGAACCAACGAAGAGTTGAAATGGATTGTCTATTACAAAACATGTAACATCTTCACTGTTAGCCGGAGTAATAGGTTGGTTGTACCAGTTCGCCCACGTTGGCTTCAAAGTTGAAGCTGCATTGTAGAAGATACCGTTAAACACACCTATTGTTGCAAAAGTACGAGTGCTTGAAGCTTCCACGATGTATCCGTCCTTCATTCGAACAGAAGCACCTTGAAATAAATCATCAGTCATACCAGCATCTATATAGTATTTGCCTTGACCCTGAGTAGCAGGTGTTTCACCAACTGTACCCACTGAAATCAAACCAAAACCAGCTGTGTTACTATTAGCCATAGTTATTACTCCTTTTGTCTATATCTCTATAGACGGGTTAATTTAAATCGATAGTAGGGAATTGGTTGTTATCCCGAGAATAGTTAAAAAATTAACTTTTCTTTGTACCACCGAAGGTTACACGAGACTGTCGATCGACATCGATCGGCATACTCTTATGTTGTTCCCTAAGTAAGTCAGATTCAACTGCTTCGTCTTGACCTTCAGTTAATTTTTTCTGATAATCAACACGAGCTTTCGCGAGTTCTTCGGGTATCCTAGCCAACAATAGGCCTCCTACTCCAATCACCCCAGCGTATTTGCCTTCAGCAACTACCGGATAATCTGTGTCAGAATATTCATCAGCTCTCACTAATTCATATCCTTCTCTGAGTCTTCCATAAATGTTTTTACTATCTATGAATCCTACAGATTCAGCTCTTATCCATCTGTGCCTAAAGCCATCAGGCGCTTTGGGTGCATCCAGAGAGGATGGTGGCTTGTACTCCTTTGGACGTTCAGTTTTTGTCCGAGTAACAGCCGCACGAGAAGTTGTTTTCTTGTCTTTTGTCATATGCTTATGCCTCCTTCGTGAGTTTTAATTGTTTTGCATATTCTTCGAGTGGCACACCTAATTTTTTAGCTATTGCTACTTGAGATGATGTGAGTCTCATTGTTTTGCGACCAGTTTTTGCACTTCTATTCGCAGAAGCCACCGACTG